TGCCCACCACTTTGAGTTTCAAGCGATTTGCCACCGCTGCCACCACTTGGGCGAGCGTGGTGTTCTCGTAGGCTTTTGGCTTAAGTGTACGGTTAGCTTTGCTAATGCCAGTGGATAAGGCTCGCAGGGTAATGCTAGACGGGTGATAGCTGTATTCCACCTCATCAATCTCAAATGCCCCAATTTCGACTAACGGCTCGCCCTGATAGCCAATCGCCGCCTTGAGTTTGTCGCCCTGTGTCGGGAACCATTGGCGAATCCACTTACCGCTGATGTCTTCAAAGGAAACAGAAAGCTCGTCCGATTGTCCTTCCAAATAGTCGGTGTAAGTTAATTCCAGCAAAGACGGCTCAATCTCTGCCGTGATATTGGTTTTCTCATAAAAAAGCGAAAAATCGGGCGTTTGGACTTTACTCATTATTTCCTCTTAACCACGGCGGTAAATTTTCGTTTTGGGTCGGTTTCACATTTAGCACAGGGATAAACACGGTCGCCCCAGTAGGCAACACTTCACAAAAACTGATATGTGGATTGGCTCTAATGATGCGAGCATATTCCAGTGCGTCGCCATAGTAATAATAGGCAAGGTTATCCCAGCGTTCGCCTTGTTTGACGGTATGTTTAAGTACGGTTTGGGTCATTCAAAATCTCCACGTCTTCATCTTCACGCAAAACAATCCAAGCGGTCATTTTGGCCACTGAATTTGCGGAATTATCCAGCCGCTCATTGATTTCAGTTAAAGCATTATCAGCAGGCGTAAACCAGTTATTCCATTCGCTATCAGCAGATGCCCGACTGAAACTCTGTTTCATTATTTGCAAATCGTCATACACCGCAGACACATCACGGCTAAATTCGCTAATAGCAGGCAGATACTGGCGAACGCCCTCGAAAGCGGATTGCATACCGACCAGTTCGCCAAAGCCACCCAAGGCGTTGTCTAAATTAGCAAGCGTACTCGGCAAATACGCCAATGCGGACGCGGGGTCGTGTGCCAACTGGCGAACCACCGCAACGGTGTTACGAACTTCGTCCACCGCACGTTTGCCTTGCTGATACAATTCCACACCACGACTAACCGCACTTTTCACCGTTGAAAGCGTATTGGTTAAACCTTTCGGCAAAATCGAACCGAGCAAAGATTTTCCGCCCACATTTAACGCCGCGCCAAGCAAACCCTGTTGCGAATTGCCGACAAACTCTTTCAGGCTGATATTCATCTCACGTGCCAAGGCATTACCTTTGCCGTCGGTAAATAGTGTGGTCGATGAAATATCGGTGATCACAAAATTGCCTTTGTATTTTGAACCCCACATCAAGGCAAGGGCGTCTTGCTTGGCTTTTGCCGAAAGTAGCGATTGATAACGACTTTCCACGCCGCCGATTTTGTGGTGCAGGCGAATGGCAAAGGATAAATCTGTCAGTTTTTCGCCCATCGCTTGCAATTTTGGCTTGCCTTTGAGCACCGCGTGTTCGGCAAAATCCGCAGAATGGGTCTCTGAAAAGTCGGTCAAATTGACCGGCTCAAAGGCGATATTGCCTAGCATAAAATACATTGTTGTTTCTCCTTAGTAGGCTCTCCGCTGACGTTGGTCTAGCACGCGATTAAGCAGGCGTTCAAATTCCACAAGGCTCATATTCAACCCTTGCTGCACCTGTTCCATTACGCCCTGATTTTGGCTACCGTTCACGTTAATGGTCGGGTTGAAATTGACCACGATGCCGTTGTGCTGATTGGTTTCATTATTTGTAACGGCGTTTCGGTTTAACGGTTGATAATCGTGAAAGATTGACGCTTCTGTCTCCCTCTTTTGTAAAGATGGGTTAGGGGAGATTTGGGCGTCAGGGTTAAAATCAGGAGTGCGGAAATCGGTCGATTGATTAAGTCCAAGCAGATTACCAACAAAATTCGCCCCGAATTTCACATCGTCCCACAGTGTGCCGAAAAAGCCTTTTTTCTCGTTTAACAGCGGTTTAAAGGCGGTTTCAACGCTATTTAAAACAGGCTCAAATTTCACCGCACTTGAGAGATTTTTGCTGGCTTCTGTGGCGAGTGGTTGGGCGTTATCCATCCCGATTGCCAAGCCTTCCACCACGTTTACACCGTAACCCTTAAAGACGCGGCTTGGCGAATGAATGCCGAGTTTTTCTTTAAACCACGATGTGATATTTCCACCGAGATCTAGCACACTTTGTTTTACCGTCTCCCACGTGTTTTTGATGCCGTTTACTAATCCGCTGATAATATTCGAACCAAATTCGGTAAACTTCGCTGGCATATCAATACCAAACCACGACAACACGGTGGAAAATACTTGCTGGAATAATCCGAGTGGCGACCAGTTGAGAATAGTGGCGGTGATGTTGCCAATGCCTGAGTTGAAGAAGTTGGTGATGTTATTCCAAAGTTGCCCGAAGTAATCCGACACACCTGTCCACGCACTCGAAACCCATTCAGTTGCTCCTGTCCAAATGCCTTGCACCCAGTTGCAGAAGTTTTGGAAGTAACCTGTGACTTTCGTCCAAAGGTTGGAAAACCAAGCTGAAACAGATTCCCAATTGTCATAGATGAGATAGGCGGCAACAGCGATGGCGGTAATGGTTAAGCCGATAGGGTTGGTAAGCAAAGCTTTCCCTAATCCAATAAAAGCTTTTTTCGCAACACCAAAGGCTGAGCCAAGCCATTTCATTACTCTACCTGTTTTGGTAACTGTACCCGTTAAGGTTTCAAGTTCTTTGGCTGCTTTAATTGTCTTAAATACTTTAAATGGCATAAATGCTGCTGAAAAAATGGATGCTATGCCACTAAACGCAAATTTTGTTGCTAATACGCCTGTGCTTAGTAAGGAAAAACCGCCTACAGTAGCAGCGATCCACTTAATCGCTGTTTTATGCTCGCTGACAAAAGGTGTCAATGTATCTTCAACAAAACCTTGTAGTGCTTTCGCTCCCGATTTAATATCATCGGCAAAAACAGACCCTATATTCCCGACCGCACTTTCCCATGCACCGCCTAAACTCTCAAGGGCAGAACCAAGTGTTTTCGTTTTTTGGGCGACGCGTTCTTCAATACTGGCTTGGTCTTTCATTTTCTGTAAGAAATCTTGTAAGCCTGTCGTTCCTTTTTCACCTAATAACAAGGCGACACGCTTACCCTCAGTGCCAAACATTGCATCAGCCACATCTTGTGCAGCTTGGTCGCCAAATTTTGCTCGGATTTTTTGCAGTTTCTCAAGCTCCTTGACCATTCCGTCAATACCTTTGAAATTGCCTTTTTTATCCCAGAAGTCAAACTTCACACCGCTTTTTTTGAGAATATCCCGAGCTTCTGCCTTCATCCCTTTTTTGGCTTCAGCAATCATTTGCGGACCTTTACTCATTCTGTCAAGCATTGTTGAAAAGTTTGTACCGAATGATGTGCCTTCTAAACCTTGTTGAGCAGCAAGCCCCTCAATCGCAAAAATTTTCTGTGAGTTTTCTCGCCCTGTTAATTTCATCGAACGAACATTAGACGCATAGTAGGTCATTGCCCCATACATATCGTCTTTTTTCATACCTGCAGCAAACATTGCTCGTTGTAAATCGTCTGCTGATGCTCCAAGTTCAGCTTCTGATAAACCGTGAGATTCCATCATCTTTGCAAAGAACTCACCTCCTTGCTCTTGATCCATTTCAAGTAAAACGTTGAGTTTTGCCGATGTTTTTAAGCCACCGTTAATCAAAGTGTCATCAGAGACACCTTGCATTTTCATTGCTTTGGCGAGCTTGTAGAAATCTTCACGCGTTCCTGGTAAATCCGTGCCAAGTTGGTCGGCTATTTTGCCGATTTCCTTAAATTTGCCGAATGTGCCGTCAGCCTTCATCATTGAAATTTTCAGATTATTTGCTGCTTCTTCCTGTTGCATATAGGTTTTCACAGCATTCCACGTAGGTAACGCTACGCTAGCTGTTATTGCGGTAGATTTAGCTAACTTACCTTTTAATTCATCACGGTTTTGTTTGCGTGCCTGTTGTTTTTCTAAAGTACTAGATAAGGAACGTTGAGCTTTTTCAGAAGATTGAATAGCACGGGTAAAATGTTGTTGCTTTTCTGCCGTACGAGCAATTACTGCCTGCATTCGTTCATAACGGCGAGTAAGCTTACCAATATTCTGATCTCCTGAAAGATAGGCAAGTTGCATTTTTTGATGTAGTGCGGCTTGACGTTCTTGCCATTTCGCCATTTTTGCACCCAATTTTTCGTTTTGCTGGGTTGCTTTACCCAAATTATTAGAAAGGTTTTCAATGGTTTTATTCGCCTTTCCAAAGGCAGCAGAAAAACTACCTTTTAAAGAGGCACCAATAACTAAACCGAGTACTAAATTATTTGCCATTTTTTGCTCACTATGTTAAATATACGAAAAATTCAGGAGGCATTTATGTTCGACTTATTCAAAGAAATCATTGAAGACTGGAAAGATTACGATATAGTAGAAAAAGCCTACTGGTCTGTGATAGGTTTATTGTTTTCTATCGGTTTTTGGGCGTTTTCTTGGTGGTATTGGGTAGGTATGTTTAATGCCACAGACAACTTCTTTATTGCTTTTGGTGTGGGTTTTATTCTTTATCTTGTATTAGGCACAATTATCGCGTTAGTAACTGCCCCTTTAATGACCTTGCTTTCTTTAAGTGCTGCAACAATCACAGGGGCAATTATTGGACTGGTTAAATTTTATCGTCAAGCACGTACATAACCCGCCTTAACTTGACGATTGGCTTGAGCAAGCCAGTCGTCTAATTCTTTTAACGTCCAATTATTGATTTCTTCTGCGGAAAAGCCAAACCACCAAACCACATCAGCAATCGCATTATTTAACGTCTCCATCGGTATCATCTGAACCAAACAGAAATCGTTGTATCTGAACATAATCTTTCCATTTGATTAAATCCATATCTTCCAACACCAAACCACAGCAAAGTGCTGCAACGATAATTTCACGATCTTCGTTAGTTTTACCTTGCTGACTTGCTGTACGAAAATCTTTTACCAATGGTTCACGCACTTTTAACTCTTCGAGCGTTGTGCCATCAGGTAATTGAACAGGGCTAGACAATTTAATGGTTGTGCGAACCGCATCGACTTTTTGAGACATAAAAAACTCCTTTGTGAGATTGTTTAACTTTCACAAAGGAGTTTACTTAAATGGGCTTTAAAGGTCGTTTAAACTGCTTTAAAGAATTACTGCCCGATATTGGTGCGGTATTTTTGCAATACATCTTGACCGTTTACGCGGTAGATATTGGCAAGCACATCCACAAACAGAATTTCTTTGCCTGCCAGCGTTTGCTTGATAGACATAATTTGGAAGCTGTCGGAATGTTCCGTAGCTTCTTTGTTCTTCAAGCTACCGCCTGTAGTTTTGTTAAATGCCACGTTCATTGTGGTGACAAGTGATTCTTCCGCAGCCAAGCCACGAGAATCAAATACCTGCACATTAGAACGTGCCATCAGTTGCACGTTTTTATAAGGATTATAGGCGTTTACTCGTACTTCAGGATAGAAACTATCCCAAATCACTTCGCCTTCCATTGCATTTAACCCTGCAGGCAGTTTGATTGTGCCGTGTAGCCCCAAGCCTTTGTGTTCGATAAATTCGAACTCGATGTCGGGCAACTTAAACTCTTTGGCTTTGCCCAAAAGCGAGTTGCCGTTCATATACACATTGGCGTTCACAATCTGATGAATTGCGGTACTCATAATTTTCTCCTTCTAGCGTTGTGACACCAAGTTCACTAAGTATTTACGGGTCATTACCGATTTATTGCTGATAAGCTCGGCTGGCAATTTCGGCGTGTATTCATACATCAACGGCACGTGACCTTTGCTAAATTCATCCACCAAGTCGGTATCGTAGTCAAGGCTGACGCGATAACCTACAATGCTTGGCAAGGCTCGCAAATAGGTGTCCACCGTTTCCAATAAACTGTCAATCAACGCATCATCAATCGGGCGGTCAATAAATTGCAACTCGGTGCGACGGATAGATTCATCAATCAAATCCCCCGTGCGTAATGCCGTTTCAAAATTGATGATATGGGTCACGGTTGGATAGTTTGACGAGCGGTTACCCCATAAGCGGAAGCCTGTGCCAAAACTATTGAAAATTGTGGTAATACCTACTGCGTTAAGCAGGTTGGTTTCTGATTGTTCATCGTCCACACGAGCAGTCAATGGCACTTCCATTCCAATCACGCCTTGCAACTGACGGTTTGAAGTAGAGAACCAGTAGCCGTTGTCGGTATCGGTTTTCATCCGTAAGCCTGCTGCGTGCACCGCTAAACTTTCTAATGTATTACTTGAGCCAAGCGCATAGGGATAGAAATGGCGAACACGTTCAGAACTTGCGGAGGCATTCAATACACCAATCGGGCCGCGAGCTTGAATCGCTTTAGAAAGCGATGTGCCTTTTGGTAATTGCACGTAAGCTACTGCTTTGAGCTGTTCTGCAAGAGTTGAAAGTGCGGCAGCACAACTTGCGGTTTTATCAAATTCAGGGCAGATTAGAATTTTTGCATCCGCACCGTAAAGGTTGAAACCATCACGCACCAATTCCAAGCCTTTGCGTTTGCCCGTCGCTGAATCAATGCCGCCTTTGATGTCGGCTTCCGTCACTTTTTCAGGGTCGGCATAGGCATAAGTGGCTTTTAAGCCTTCGTGCATTGCTTTCAAGGTAATTTCCCCTGTTTGCAAATTCACGCTGTAATCGCTGCCTTCCGATAAGGTTTGGCTGTTTGATTGAAGCGTTAGGCTTAATAGACCCGCTTTTGCGGTTTTCGCCATTAAAGTGCTGCTATCTTGGGTAAGCACTTCATCGTTTACGTCGGTTTTGTGTTTTTTCGGATCTAACACATTGACCACATACACCTTACCTGCGGCATAGCGAGCCAATACATCAAAGGCATCAGGCAGAGTAAAGCCTTGGTTTAAAATCACACCAAATTGAGCAAAATCTTTGGTGGTTTGGCACACGGTCAATTCATTGACTGCGCCGATAGGTGCAGTCCCTACGATGCCGATAATTGCACCGTCCACCGTTTCCACCGCAACAGAGCCGCCTGCCACGCGTGTTGTTTTCGTTCCGTGATGAAACGCCATAATGTTCTCCTTATGGTTCTTTGCGGCGGTAACGTGCCGCGGTAAATTTTGGTAAATTTTGCGGCTGGTGTGCTTCCACCTG